AACCCTTGCTCACGCTAACGCAACAGGAGCATTTACTCCAACGGCAAGTGCTTGGAACAGAAAGAATGTAGCGGGGTTTACTTTGGCGGCTGGAACATACTGGTTGACAGCAAGCACAACTGCTCAAGCTACGGATAGTCACTATAACTGGACACACGATACTGATGGTGGAACAAATACTCGCTGGTATTCTGCTAATGGTGGAGCTTGGATAGGTCCAGATAATGTTTATAATTATTTTAGAATATATGCTGACGGTATTCAAACCTCCATCACCATCCCCTCACTCACAGGGAATACAGATGTGTTGTACAGGTTGAGATGTAGATATGTTTCTACTGCTGTTGATTCTACTTATGGGATAAGAATTAATAATGACAGTACAGCTAATATTTATGGCGACCAATATGTTTATGGAAACAATACTACAGCAGGAGCAGCTAGGGGAACTAACACCAAATGGATAAATGGAATCTCTGGGGGTGTAACTGTTCCTGATGTATCCTATTCTGAAACACTTATTTATGTAAAAAGTGGATTTGTAAGAACCGCTATATCAAGTGTTACTGCTCCTGTATTAGGAACAGCAATCGCTAATGTTTGGTTATACGGTCAATCCTACAATGAAACATCTACTGAACTTACAAGCTTAGTAGTTTTGGATACAGTAAATACCAACGGTCTTGGTATTGGCTCAACCGTAAGTTTAGAAAGGTTAAATCTTTAATAATAGATATGTTTATTATTTGTAGTTATTATACTATAGATACACCGTATGCTGAAGTTGTTCATAATTATTTAATGAAGAGTCTTAATTCATTAAATTTAAAGAGTGATATTCGAGGTGTCGAGAATCTCGGATCATGGCAATTGAATACCTCGTTCAAGCCTACTTTTATTCTTCAGATGTTGGAGAAACATAAGGAAGAGAATGTAGTATTTGTAGATGCAGATGCTGAGGTGCTTGAATATCCAAGTTTATTTGATGAGATTCCTGAGCAGTATACTTTTGCCTCACATACCTTAGATCGCGGTGAATGGTATAATAATAATGAAACACGTCAAGAACTTCTTACTGGAACGCTCTGGATTAGGAATTGCGAGAGAAGTAAAGAGATAATAAGAGAATGGATAGATGAGTGTGCAAAGACTAAAAATTGGGAACAGAGAGTGTTAGAACAAGTCTTATTTAAGAATAATGAAAAGGTTTTTCAGTTGCCTGTAGAATATTGCTGGATTAAAACACTTCCTAATGGAAATGATCCGTATGTAAAGCCAGTCGGAAAGATTTTTGTGCGGCATAATCAGGTATCTAGAGAATTAAAGAAACAAATACAGTGATCGTAATCTAAAGGAGTAGTAACTCGTGGCATATACTTCAGTACATAATCGAATAATAAACAAACTTGAGGGAGTTGAGTACCGTAACCAGACTGTCAATGTCCGGATAAGCAAATGTTATAACATGAACAATAAGCTGGTCAATGTAATTCCTCCTGGATATTGGCGTGGTCGTCGCTGCTTTATTTTAGGAGGCGGGCCAAGTCTTCTGAATTTCGATTATTCAAAATTAAAAAATGAATTGACGATTGGAATAAATAAATCTTTTGAATATTATTCTGATGCAACGATCAATTATTCTATGGATTCAAGTCTCTATGATAAGATTATAAAGAAGGAACTAGATGGGTTTGCTGGAATGGATGTTCTTTCTAAATGGAAGAGTTTTAAAGGAATTAGGGTGTTTATTACCCCAATTGCTCCGAAGAAGTTTGGAGACGAAGTACATATAATTAAGAAGGTTATCGATAAAGTTCTCAATAGTTCTTTAGATGAAGGGGTATATGGCGGTTCTAATAGTGCTACAGGTGCCTTGATGCTTGCAGCAACACTCGGGGCGAGCCCTATATATCTTCTAGGTTATGATATGCGTGCAGATCTGAGGTCACACTGGCATGAAGGATATGCAGATCGCGATATGGTTCATTTCCGAAATAAATTGGCTCAGTATTGTACTGAAATAACAAGTTTAGAGCCAATTTTAACTGATCATAATGTTCAGGTAATCAATCTAAATAGAAATAGCAATCTGAAGTGCTTTCCATTTGATGATTTAGAAAATGTATTAAAGTAAGGAGAATTTATGCCTACATATCAGAATGATTCGCAACATAAGCGGACGGTTGGAGCCGATGTAATTGAGTCCGGGAAGAAATTAGAGCTTTTAACTTATCACAATCTTCGGGGTCTTGATGGTGTTAAGATTGTAGACGATTTTCCTTATTATTCTCCTATACTAATCAGTTCAAAGATTACTTCTTCTGAAGAAATTGCTATTCCTAGATTTGATTCATTTGGTAATTTCATTGATAAGTTTACAATTCACATGTATGTTGAATTAGGCGAAGTAACTATTAATTTTAATACTTCAGTAAATAAAGTGCCATTGAAATTATATAATGGTTGTAAGTGGAATATTCGATCAATACAAAGATTAATTGACAAGTTATATATTACTTCAGAAAAACCGTTTGTAATGTGGTTTATTGTAGAGAAAATTTAACATAGGAGGAGAAATGAGTGAAACATGGTTAGGAACAATTCCATTAATTGGATTAATAGTAATGGCGATTGGATCTTGGTTTTATATGAGCGGGGGTAGAAATGGAAAGTGGAAACGGAGATTTGTGGGGAGTCTTCTTTGCGCTTCTGCTGTGTGGATTGAGTCTCTTTTATTGTCTGTTTTTAATTTTTGGCAGCTGTTGGTCTATCCTTTCACTATATTGTATTTCTCTTTAGGATATGGGTCAGACGTATTATTGACAAAAATAATAAAGAGGTTGATTGTAGTAATATTTTCTTTAGCGACCGGGATTATAATGTGCTTGACAATAGGCGGAAGTGCTTGGATAATATTACCTTTACAAGTAGTAATTGCAGCTGGAAGTATTTGGCTCGGAATAAAGAATCCAATCCCGGCTGCGCCCGAAGAATTTTTTGTTTGTTTGTTACTGAATGTTTGTAATATTATGTACCCTTTTGCTGCTAAATTGATTTCGTAAAAAGAAAGGCAAAAAGTCATGGGAAATGAATATACTATACTACGGACAGTAAACAATTTTAGAAATCAGAATGGCCGAGATTCTGTAAACAGCTGGGACTATACCGTCGAAGGACATTGTCTTCAACATAGTTTGGCAATGTCTCGTGATCGCAATGTATATCATGCCATACCGGAGTATCTTGAAGGGTGGAGTGAATGCGTTGCAATGAGTATGGTTGATACTGGCAATATCGATGATATTCTCGGCGATATGATTTTTAATGTATTAGGTAAAAGCGAAGAGCATAGAAATATATTGTTGAATGCAAATATAGTAGCTGGGGCTATAATTTTGAATAACTGGGTTGCATATTTAACGCTCAGATGTAAATAAGGAGAACTCATGACATTAAGTGAAAAAATTATGGATATTGTTAAATGGGTATTTACAAAGATTACATCGGCGAGATTTCTGATTGTACTATCTTTAACTGGGACAATGTGTTATGTATTGCTTAAGAGCTTAGATTTAATGGTAATGAATGCTGACAATGAAAAGTTATTCCCGATATTTAAAGACTTGTTCTTAGTTATATTTGGAGCGTTTATTGGTTTTGTAGGTACGGCAATCACATTTTATTTTACACGTACAGACCGTAAATCTGTTGGTATTGGAGAAAATGGTAATGGAGATACTAAATAGAAGGAGGTGGTATGTCTACAATTAAGCGGGTAATTGAATATTTCAATGCCATATTCATACCTAAATGCAAGTGCAGTTCAAAAATAGTTTCGCCAGTATTCAAAATCAAGAAATCAAACAAGCGGTCGAAGTCTAAACAAAGGGGGAAGAAATGAATAAATGGGTGAAGATAGGAATTGCGATAGTAGGATCTGGTGCAATTGGTGGGTTAACTTATGCGGCAAGCCTTAACCCAACATGGGGAGCAGTATTTGGGTATTTAACTTTAGCGATTAGTGGCACTATGTCAATAGTAATTGGTTGGCCTACAAATACAACCGCGTAAGGAGGAAATAATGGGCTGGGGAATGATTGCAGATATTATCAATAAGCTTCTTCCCAATCGTAAGGAAGCGTATGTCGATGAACTTAATGATTTATTAGTTAGGTATGATCTGGCATTAAAAGAACGAAGAGATACTGATGCCGCTATCTATCTTAAGCGTATGAAAGTACTTAGGAAGAAGTTAGGTTATTCAGAAGGAGATGTCTGATGTCTATAAAGCATTATAGGTATATGATGTTGATATTAGGAGGGCTATTTCTAATATCCATTTTAAGCGGATGTATTACTCAGAAATCAGTTACTGTTTCACAGGTGGTTTTGTTGCCTGAAGATCGAATATTTACTGTTCCTGCTGGACAAAAAATTGATGTATTATTGGATGGAAAATCATTACCAGCTATGATTTTTCCGGGCGATATGAAACTTGTATCACCGACAATTCTCGTACGTCAAGAGGAACAATTGAATAACGCGATTCTGGATAAAGCTAAGGCGGATAAGAATCGAAATAAATGGGTAGCGATATTGACTAGTGTATTTGGTTCTATTGCTGCTATTTTTGGCGTGTGGCAGAAGGCGAAAAAGAAAACCGAAACTAAATAGATAATGCCCCTGTAGCTCAGGCGGTAGATATTAAATATGAAAAATAAATTATCATATAAAATTTGTAATAAATGTAAAGGATTAATATGTACAGTAGCATTTACTCATCATTATAATGCATGTAATGGAGTTAAATTTATTCCATATAAGTTACGTGTCAAGAAAATAAGAGGAATTGATTATGACCCAAATTCAGGGTATAAAACCGGAGAAAAAGTTATTTGGAATAAAGGGTTAACAAAAGAAACAGATAATCGTGTAAAACGAATAGGGGAAGTTATTTCGGATGGCGTAAAGACCGGAAGAATAAAAAGTAGGAAAGGATTACCAATTCATTCATCAGCATTTAAATTGAAACAAAGCATTAATGCAAAGAAACACAATTTAGGCGGTAATATTTCAAAAAAACATATTTATTATAATGGTGTATTTCTTCAATCGGATTATGAAGTTAAAATTGCAAAAAGTTTAGATGATAACAAAATAAAATGGATTCGGCCTATTCCATTTTTATGGAGAGATAAAGTCGGAAAAGAACATAGATATTATCCTGATTTTTATTTGCCTGATTATCTTTTATATTTAGACCCGAAAAATGATTATCTGATCAAAAAGGATCGAGATAAGATTGAGAGTGTTATAAACCAGAATAAAATTAAATTATTAGTTTTAAATAAAAATCAATTGAATTGGGAAACACTTAAACTTTTAATAGATAGCTGCCGAATAACCCAAGATAGCGTGGGGCTAGTTTTGTAAACTAGACGGGGTGGTGCATGTCCACCATTCGGCTTTTAAATAATGAAAATAATAACAAGAGAAATGATACCAGTATCTTTATCATTACAAGTATTGGAAAGATTCTATATGGCTCGACCATGATTTAGGTTTGCGCGTGTACGTTGATTCAAATGATGAAAATACTGGGTATAGAGTTGCTGAATTTTTAAGTGATAAGAATGTTAAGTGCAAAATAATTGTGCATTCCTGGAATAGCCAAGGGGCTAAAAATATTTTAAGAGTATTACCTCAAGCGGACTATCGGCCGTTTAATCCATTATCTAAATATAGTTTAGAAGAATAATCAGTTATCGTTATCTATGTTAAATATTGTATTTCCTGAAAATACCGGGCAGCGTTACTACAAAATCCATTTTGAATATATATTAAAGATATTACAACGTCTGTGTTCTGTTACTTTCAAGCCGACTGATGATTTTATTATTGAAGTAAATGGGAAATCTTTTTTAATTGATTATTGGGATAATCCATTCCGGACTATTGCTACGGACCTTCCATGTTTTAAATTCCATTGTACTGAAGAAGCCAATAAATTATTCGCGTTTACTCCTGTAAGTTTTTACGATTGGGATCTGTACGAAAAATTAAAATCAGAAATAAAGTATCTGGCTAAAGGCCATATTGCCTGTCGTCAGCGTCCTTATGGCGCGGCGTTAAGTCGTCGGTCATATGTTCATAGATTGCTCAATAGTAAATTTGATAATGTAGAGATCGGACAATTAGATTATAACGGTTTTTTGAATGACATTAACAAATGTTTAGTTTCAGTTTGTGTACCGGGGTATTGCAATACAATGTGTGACAGAGGTCAAATACAGTACATGGCTTTTGGCTGTTGTACTATCTCTCCGAATTTGCCTGAGATACTTCCGTTTAACCACCGAATTATTCCTAATGAACATTATATTCAATGCAAAGAAGACTATACCGATTTAGTTGAAAAGATAAACTGGTGTAAGAAGAATGTCGATAAATGTATTGAGATTGGACAGAATGCTAAAAGGCTGTTTGAGGAAACATCTACTCCTGATAAACTAATTCAATGGATAACTAGCAAACTATGATACTAACTATAATTATCCCTACATATAATCGTAAAGAATTGCTGTCATACGGTCTTCAGAGTATCGCTAGGCAGAACGTGCCATGGCCATTTGAGATTATAGTATTGAATGAATATTGTGAAGACGGAACTCGTGAAATTTGTCAGCAATATTCTAATATACGATATGTATTAACTAGACCGAATTTAACTTCTGAGCAATTGGTATGGAGAGTTCCCGGCACTGCTATTAATATAGGTATTAAATTAGCTCAATCTCCTATTATTATAATAGCATGTCCCGAGATGTATTTAATAGAACCAGATATTATTTCTAATTTAGTAACTCCACTGATTACTAATTCGAAGATAATGACACGCACTATCGGTTATGATGATCAACACGGGGTTGCATTAGATTCTTTACGTAATTGTACTCTATTTCCTGAGCTTGCTTATAGTAAGGATTTTGCTGAACTCTGTACTTTTTATCCTTTCTTTTTAGGGATGAATCGGCAAGAAGTAATTAATATTGGCGGGTATGATACCGAGTTTAATAAAGGAGTGTGTTATGATGACACAGACTTCGTTCATCGGATGGAATTGAATGGTTGTCCTCATTTATTAGTTCCTGGCAATATAGTTCATTTATACCATCCTAGATTGCGGTATGGTGTAGAATCCGTAAGAGATTTGCTGAATATAAACAAGGCGTATTATACAAAAATGTATATGGTAATAAATAGAAATGAAGGAATGGACTGGGGTAAATTATAATGTCATATGGATATGTTTATAGAACAACTAATTTAATAAATAATAAGATATATGTAGGGCAGCATAAAGGCGATTTTAATCCTAAATATTTCGGGAGTGGACATCTTATTACAAAGGCACTGAAAAAATATGGGAAAGAAAATTTTAAAATTGAATTGCTTTTTTCGGTTAATAATTGGAAGGATTTAAATAATTTAGAACGCGATTATATACATGTTCATGGGGTTGGATTCGGCTGGGATAATATGTATAATATTGCAGTAATGCCTATCGGCGGTATGCATAAATCTGGATGTAAGTGTTCTTTTTGTGTAAAACCCGTTGACTGGCAAAAAGGTAGTAAGAATCATATGTATGGTAAACCGGGAGCCGCGTGTGGAAAATACTGGATTAACAATCATCAAATTGAAACATACGTTGAAGATAAAGAATTAAATCATTGGCTATCTTTAGGTTGGATTAAAGGACGAATAATACGGAAAAAGAAAACCAGAAGTAATAGTTTTACTGGTAAAAGATGGGTTTATAGGGATAAAATTAGACGAGTAATATTGCGATCTGAATTAGTTGAATATTTAACTAATGGATGGTGTCTCGGTATGTGGTCTATCGACAAAAATGAGGGTGCGTGATAATGGATAACTGGCATCTGCATAAAATTCCAAAAATTGTTCATTTTTACTGGGCAGGCAAGCCGTTGTCATATATCCAGTTTTTAACTATATATACGTTTTGGAGACTAAATCCTGATTGGGAGATACAATTTCATATTCCAGTATCAGCAACTACTGACATATCTTGGGATAGTATTGAGCAGAAATATAAATTTTCAGGACGGGACTGGTTTAAAATGAGATGGGAACTTCCGATCAAGTCATTCACTCATAATTTTGAACGATATGGGTTATCTAATACCATGTCTGAAGTCCATAAATCTGATTTTTTGAGATGGCATCTACTCTCTACAACCGGTGGATTATGGTCTGACATGGATATTTTGTATTCGAAGCCTATAGACTGCCTAGATCTCAATATACTTGAAAATTGCAATATAGATACTATTGTTAGCATTTGTCGATATGGGCATTCAATTGGGTTTCTGCTGAGTTCACCTGGCAATGAATATTTCAGACGATTATTTGAATTAGCTAAAAGTTCATGGAAGGCGCAGGAATACCAGAGTGTTGGAGTAAATATGATTAATGGTAATTTTAGGACTACAAAAACGATAAGTTCAAGTTTTCCTAAATTAACAGTTTCGTCAATTTCAATGGATACGGTTTATCCATTCAATGCATCACGTGTGAATAATTTATTTACTCAAGATAATTTATCAGTTATATCTGAAGGTACGATTGGGCTTCATTGGTATGCCGGACATAAAGCTGCTGGTGAATTCTTGAATAAGTCTATGGGTGGAGAAACTAATTTGCCCAAATGTTCATTAACTAGTTTTTTAAAGATTTGTCCTCAAATGTTGTGTGGCATTGTAAATTCTAGAATTACTTCAGATGATACTATTCTCGATATTGGGTGTGGAGATAAAGTATTATCTTCTCAATTCTATGGAAAAGTAACTACTTTGGATGTATGGCCGAAATTTAATCCTGATGTAGTTCATGATCTTAATACATTACCATTGCCATTCGAGGATAAGAGTTTTGATTTTGTTACAGCTTTTGATATAGTAGAACATTTAGATAAGGAACATGGAAAGTTACTATTAGAAGAACTTAAACGAATTGCTAGAAAATCAGTTTTAATATTGACGCCATTATGGTGGACAGAAAATGAGGAAGCCGGGAACGATCCAAAATCTGCTTATTATCAAAACCATTACAATAAGCATAAAAGTCTCTGGACAGTTGAAGATTTTTCAGGGTGGAATAGGATATTAGGAAGCACGGATTGGAAAGAATATTTTGTAGGTGAATTTAAATGCAATTAAATCAGTATTCCAGAAATAAGATATTTGTAGTAGGATTTAGTGGGTCTGGTAAAACGACTTTTGCTGTAAGTTATTCAACACAATATAAAATACCATACATAAATTTTGATTTCTATTACGGATGGAAAGAGAGCGGATTTAAAGATAGTGTGGTTGGTACTCGTAATTTCCTATTATATTTACCTGATACTTTTATTGTTGATAACATTCCATTTGATATTAGCAAGTTTACTGATTATGTTAGGCAATTTCAATATGCATCTGAAAGTAAGAAAGTTCAGTTAGTTTTTACATTCTGCAGTGATGATAATACCGCTTTAGAACGCATAGGTCGAAAGGTAGAAAAGCGCGATTATGATTTTGATAAGGGGACACGTCTTTTCTACAAGCATTTAATTAATGTAATGCAGCAATTAACTCTTTGGTGTGAACTAGGAGTTAAGATTGATTATTACAACAGTTTTACTGATAGCTATGGAACTAGTGGGCAATTTTTAGAAAGGTTAAAACAATTGAGGAAATATGGATAAGATCGAATTTAGACAATATATGAATGGTTTATCATATGATAAGTACTATCAAGATATAGAATATATTGATTTTATTGGGTATGCAAATTCATGGAAAAGCTGGGAGAATATTAAAGATTTAGTTGATTGGCGGGGCAAGTCGGTTATTGATGTCGGTTGTTTTCATGGGTATTACTGTTTTAAAGCGGAAAAGGCCGGGGCAATCAACGTAATAGGGATAGATAAGAACGAAGAAACTTTGAAGGTTACTAGATTATTAGCTTCACTCATGAACAGTAAATGTACTTTTATTAATATTACTGCTAATGATATACTGCCAGATACCGATATTTTATTATGTTTGAATATGTTTCATTATATCCCAGATCAGGAAGCCTTTCTAAAGACGATTAAAGCCCAGCTGGTAATTTTTGAAATAGATAAAGAGGATTTGCCGAAAATAGAGAAGTATTATTGTATTATAACTAAAATAGATTCGCATAGACCGTCCTTTTATACTCAAGACAGGCCTAATAGATGGGTTTTATTAGCTAAGAAAAATGATTAATTGCACTTTCTATCATGATTATTTAGGTAAAGAAATTATAGATGTGTTTACTTCAATAATGGTTAAATCTGAACCTTGTTTTGTAGGACGAATAGGAGGATCGGATTTTGAGGTAGTCAATAATTATTTCAATGATAAGAATAGTTTTATTCCGGAAAACACGGCATATGAGAGTTTAAGAGTTCGTACGCTTAATGGTTATTTCGATTTCGATAACCGACATGACGTATTTATAAAATATTTAGAAAGAATGGGACAGTGTTATCGTGAAATGGAATATTGTTTTTATGCTGGGGCATTCCATATTGGCAGTTTTAGTAACTTAGTGAAATTTAATAAGACACCGGCTGATCCTTTTTTATACGAAATTTTAGACGGAAAAATTGCAATGAATTATACCTTTGTTGAGGGACTGACCGGTTTTCTGAATTCATTTAAAACTTGGGGGGAAGGAAAACGAATATTAATTGTTAGTCCGTTTTCTGAATCTTTACAGTATCAATATACTAGATTGCCTAATATATTAATCAATTATACTTTCCCTAATTTTGATTTGGTTACTTATAATACCAATATTACATACAATTTCTTTAAAGATACTAAAGAATTTTTAGGCGTAAATACTAATAACTGGCATGAAGAATGTGATGCTATCTCGGCCGGGATTTCGAAATTAGATTTTGATATTGCACTATTAAGTTGTGGTGGGTATTCAATGCCAGTAGGAAATTATATTGATAAAGTAATGAAAAGGAAGGCTGTGTATTTAGGTGGGATTCTGAATGTTATGTTTAATATTTATGGAAAACGATATGATACTACCTTTTTTAATAGCCTTGTAAACCGAGAATATCAGATAACTTCAATTGAGAATGATAAAGTTTTCAAGGCCATGGATGGAAATGAATTTAGAACTGAAGCGTTTAATGCATACTTCGGGAGAAAGCCAAATGTATAATGATGTTTTTAAACAAAAATATTGGGATGAATCTGGACGGAATTTAGATTTTTTTACTATTTTGTCTCAGCCGGAGTATCGAGAAGAAAAGAATTTCTGGAATGATATTGGAGTAACTGAAGAATTATCTAAAGTTTTGTCTAAAGATACCGTATTTTTAGATTTCGGCTGTGGATTAGGCCGAATAGCTCGGCAAGTTAATGAACAGGTTAAAGAGTATCATGGTGTAGATTTTTCTGATGGGATGATAGAAAAGGCGAAAGAAATACATAAGGATTATTCTAATGTATCTTTTCAACAGAATAATGGCAAAGATTTGTCAATACTTAGCGATAATAAATATGATGTTGTTTTTTCATGTTTGGTCATGCAGCATATATCTAAGTTAGCAATTTTGAATTATTTCGCTGAATTAGCTAGGGTGTTGAAATCCGGCGGATATTTATTTTGCTATAACATTCCTAAATTAGGACGATATGTTAATGGATTAATACGACCTGAGGTTGAGGAGTTTAAGGATCTATTTTCTAAATTTAATATAGTTGAGGATAAATTTTATTTTGCAATTATCGCTATTAAATAAATATGGAAAACTATAAAATGTATCTATGGGTGTTAAGTAAGTGTAATCTTAGCTGTCCGTTCTGTAATGCTAAATACGGGAGAGAACGGAATAAAGATTATGAAATGGGATTAGATGAATTACAAATGTTTATTAAATCTTCACAGGATCGTAATCTTCATTATTCTTCTATTAGTATAACTGGCGGGGAAGTAACACTATGGAAATATTTAGAAGAAGGTGTTAAAATGCTTTTCGATTCTAAAATTACAAATAAAATTACTTTAAGTACTAATGGCAATAATCCGGAACGAGTAATAGATATAAGTAATATGCTTGATCATTGGGTTGTGTCTAAAACACAAGCAACAGCTGATCAAATTGCTAAATACGACAATTTTAAATCTAAGATTGTATTTAATACTACTAAACACCGGAAATTTCCTATTAAGCCGATTGTGAACAAATTACCGGCTAATTGCTGTTGTAAACAGGATCTGATCCCTCCGATACCCCTATTAGGTGACGAATATAATGGGGTATTATATTTAAGAGGTAAAGTATATTATTGTATTCTTGCTTTTACTTTAAGCCAATATGTTAATCTTGAAAAAATTGGGGCAGTTTGTAATTTTGAAGATGATTTTATTTCATTTTTTAAAGATAAAAAATATGATAAAGAGATTTGCAGCTATTGTTTATGTAATCGACGAATTTGGGATGTAACTCCTGAGGAGGCAAAATAATGCTTAATGTATGTACGATACTCGGTACTCGGCCTGAGATCATCCGGCTTTCTAGGATAATTTCTAAGTTAGATAAACTCTGCGATCATACTCTAATTCATACCGGACAAAATTATGACGTGAAGTTAAATCATATTTTTTTCGATGAGATGTGTATTCGGCTACCTGATGTGTTTATGGAATTGAAGACACCTTCTTTCGGCGAACAGATAGGATTGATGTTTGGGAGATTAGAAGAAATATTTAAAAATAAACGGCCAGATAAAGTTCTAGTATTGGGAGATACTAATAGTGGGTTATGTTCGATTGTTTGTGAACGATTAGGTATTCCAGTTTATCATATGGAGGCTGGAAATCGGTGTTTCGATAAGAGAGTTCCCGAGGAGATAAATCGAAAAATTATTGATTCGATAGCTACTTATAATTTACCGTATACTGTACTTAGCAAGGAGAACTTACTTCATGATGGGGTAGCAAAGAATAAAATATACGTTACCGGAAATCCAATTTATGAGGTATTGAAGTTTTATAATTCAGAAATAGAACATAGTAAGATATTAAAAACTCTGCATTTAAATCATAAACGATATTTTTTAGCTACATTTCATAGGGCTGAAAATGTAGATGACCATATGACTTTGAAGCAGATAGTAGGGGGATTATCTTTGGTTGCCAGCCAATATGATATGAAAGTAATTTGTTCAGTACACCCACGAACTCTCGATAAGATACAGAAATGGTCAGTTAATGCAGAAGATTCAAACGTTATTTTCTGCGAGCCATTTGGGTTTTTCGATTTCGTTAAGTTAGAAAAGAATGCGAAATGTATAATAAGCGATAGCGGAACAGTATGTGAAGAATCTTGTATTTTAAAAACTCCAAATGTTATTATCCGGGAGACAACTGAACGGCCTGAGGTAATAGAATGTGGATCGAGTATTTTAGTGGGGACCAGCTGTACTAAAATATTAGACGGGGTAAAGACTATGATTAATATTGGAGTCAATTGGAAAATACCTGAAGAATATTTATATTCTGATGTTAGTGATCGCGTGGTTAAGATAATTTTGGGGAGTCATAAATGAGTTTAAAGGGCCGTTCTTATGAAGAAATACATGGGGTTATAAAAGCTGTTGAGTTAAGAAAATTACGTAGTGACTATTTTAAAAAGAATCGTAAAAATATTAAAACCTGGAATAAAGGTAAAAAAGGAGTACAAGTAGCCTGGAATAAAGGTTTAACTAAAGAAACTGATGATCGGGTATTACAATATGGTAAATCTATTAGTAAAATTGTTGCTGGTAAATTACGGCCGAAGTCCACCGGCAATAAACACTGGAATTGGAGCGGTGGATTATCTAATGACAAATATCCAGCAAATTGGCGTAATTTAGCAATTAAAAGACAGATTTTTAAACGCGATAAATATAAATGCAGAATATGCAATTGTAAAGATGGAATTGGAAAAAGAAAACTTGTTGTACACCATATTGATTATAATAAATATAATTTAAAACCGATGAATTTAATTACATTATGCCGAAGCTGTCATGCTAAAACAAACTTTAATCGCGATTATTGGTATGCTTATTTTATTTACTTTATCGAGGAGAATAAAAATGTCAAGTAAACGAATCCTTATTGTAGGTGGGTCGGGGTCTTGGGGCAATGAATTAGCTAGGCAATTACTATTAACTACTAATGATAGTATTACTATATTTTCTAGAAATGAATATCAACAAGTAAAAATGCAACGTAAATTTAATAATGATAGATTAAAATTTGTAATTGGTGATGTAAGAGATTACGAATCTGTGAATTTAGCATGTTATAGTGTAGATATTGTCTTTTTATTGAGTGCTTTAAAACATGTTCCAATATGTGAAGAGCAACCTGATGAAGCAATTAAAACTAATATCATAGGAACTCAAAATGTAATTAAAGCGTGTATTAATCAAAATGTTTATAGGTGCATTGATGTTAGTTCGGATAAGGCTTGTAGTGCCAATACTTTATATGGAGCTACTAAATTTATAGGCGAAAAGTTAATTATCAATGCAAATAAATATGAAAAAACAATATTTACTTGTATTCGTTCAGGCAATGTACTCGGGACAAATGGTTCTGTGGTTCCATTATTTATAGATCAAATTAAAAAGAACAATCAAATGACTATAACGGATCGATTAATGACTAGGTATTTTTTATCTTTACCTGAAGCAATAAATTTGCTTTTAACTGCGATGAATGCACCGGCCGGCAGTTTATTAGTGATGAAAATGCCGTCATGTACTATAGGGGATTTAGCTGAGACACTTAAAGATTTATACGGCGATAAAAATACAAGTATGCAAGAAATTGGAATTAGGCCAAGTGAGAAAAAACATGAGACACTTATAAGTTCAGAAGAAACGCCTGTTTGTTATATATACAATTCTGATTATTATGTTATATATCCTGAGAAATTAGGCTTGCAAAAAGTTAAGTTTAAAGAATATACTTCTAATAACCAGATACTTCTTACTAAACCTGAAATTAAGGATATGTTAGATCGCGGAGGATTTTTAATTTAATGAGTGATAATTGTGAAAGGTGTCATAAGGAGATACTGGAGGATCGGGCTATAATTATTTCGCCTTCTATTGAAGATTATGCTGACAAATTTTATCTTTGTCTAGAATGTTATTTTGATTTATATAAATGGTTAATTGCGGAGGTAAAGAAATGAAGAAGGTCGTAGTATTGGGCAGCTCAGGTATGGCTGGACATATGATATACTCTTATCTAAATTCATTTCCTGAGAAGTATGATGTATTAGGTATATCTAGAATAGAAGAACCGGGGATTAGAAGTAAGCAATTCGATGTAGAAAGCGACATTTATGAATTTATTGAATTTCTTTCTGAATACGATCCACATGTTATTATCAATTGTATTGGGGTATTGGTGAAGCCGAGTCAAGACGACCCGTCACGAGCGATTTTTGTCAATAGCTGTTTGCCACATCTATTAGAAGATTTAGGTAAGTTTATGAAGACTCGAATAGTTCATATTAGTACTGATTGCGTATTTGATGGTAAGAACGGACCATATAAGGAAGATGATTTACCGACTGAACGAAATTGGTATGGAAGAAGCAAAGCATTAGGTGAAATTGTAAATGATAAAGATATAACTCTTAGGACTTCTATTATTGGTCCCGAATTAAAGGGAGAAGGAACCGGGCTATTTGAGTGGTTTATGAGACAGGAAGGCGAAGTTACCGGGTATTCGAATGCTCGGTGGAATGGAATAACTACTTTGGAATTGGCAAAACAAATTGACCGGGTATTGGATACGAATTTCGTTGGACTTTATCATTTAACTACTGATATTCCTATTTCCAAAGGTGAATTGCTAAAGATTATACAGGAAGTCTGGCAGAAAGACAATGTTACGATCGATTTAAAACCGGCTTCAGAGGCTCAGGTTAAAGTACTTTTAAATAATCGAAAAGTAGAATACGATCCTGGAATTCCTGAGTATAGAATTCAATTACTTGAGTTGAAGCAATGGATAATCGATCATCCAAATAATCTGTATTAAACGATGTATTTAAATTTAGGTACTAATTACGTATTACAATGTATTTTTCCTAGGTGGTTTTTGGACAGACGAAGAAGTATGGCGGTCTATGACTGCAGTTTATGGAAGTGGAGTTGGAATTTAGGATTTTTTACTTTGCACAGGGTTAATAATTGAATTATTTTTCGAGAGTGTATTGCTCTAAATATATGGGGTTAAAGGATTTAAAGTATACATTTTCAGTGATACAAAGTATTTTTCATTTTACTATGTACATTTAGCAAAAAACAAGTTAAGATTTTAATAATATAACGAAGTATGTTTTTAGCAAAGAGGAGCACATGCAGTTACTCATAAACCTGAAACATAGACACAGTAGCCTCGGCCAGTTACGCTGGTCATCGGCCACACCCTGTGTCATAGGGTTTATGCCAGTAGCGACGGCTCTTATTGCTGAAAAGAATTATAATACCGATCAAAGTTAAGCAGTAAGCAGCCAAAAGATTTAAAAAGCTACTTACTGCCGAAAAAGGATCGGTATTTTTTTGTTTATGACACTATAATCCAGAGGTCAAGATACCGGAATTTCAATCCGGGTAGGCCGATTCGAGTTCGGCTAGGGGTACCGATTGGAGAACCAATGAGTAAATGTATTGATTGTAAAAAAATAATTACTAATAAAGCTATTAGATGCATGAAATGTAATTCAATTTTTCTTCATCTCAATACTGATTTAAATAAGAAGATTTCTCTTGGTATGAAGAAAAATGGTATTAAACGAAAAACGGTAATTATAATTTGTAAATATTGTGGAAGGAAAAAAGAGGTTTATCATAATTATAAAAATCAACAAACCTGTTCTGTAAGTTGTGCAGCAAAATTAAGAGCTTTAGATCCAGTTTATATTAATAAATTATCAAAAGCATTAACAGCTAAAGAATGGTCAATAATAAATAAAAAAGCATATAAAGACGGAAAGCTTGTTGCTGGTGGAACAACTAAATGGATAGATATAGAAACAAGTAATGGTAAAATAAGAGTTCAAGGCTCATATGAAGTAAGAGCCTGCAAAATATTAGATAACTGGAAATTAAAAGGAAAGATAACGAATTGGGAATACACTAAAGATCGAATACCATATACTGATGAAGAAGGTAATTCTCACATATATCTTTTAGATTTTAAAGTTTTTAATAAAAATGGAACTTTTTATTATATTGAAACAAAAGGCTGGAAAAAAGAAATTGATGATTTAAAGTGGAAAGCAGCAAAAGAACAAGGTTACAAACTTAAGGTTTGGTTTGATAAACAATTAATTAAATATGAAAAATTGCTCCGTTGGTCGAAAAGCGAGACACCTAGCTGTCTACTAGGAAATAGCGGGGGCAGTACCCGTACGGGGCGCCAAATCGTGGGTCACCAACGGGAAAGTATGCAGGTGACATCTGGACAGGTGATTAAAGCGACTGATGATGGGTGTAACGAGCCCGAAACGAAAGTCTCGCGGAGGAGTCCCAACCTGTAAATAACTGACTTCCAGCTTTCCCACTAAATTTATGTGCCTATAGTGTAATGGACCGCACGATAGTTTCCTAAACTGTAAGAGAAAGTTCAAATCTTTCTTGGCACACCACACCCCTATAACACAATGAAAAGTGTACTAGTCTTCTAAACTAGGTATATAGGTTTGATTCCTATTAGGGGTACCATGCGTGTGTGATGTAACTGGAAAACATGGCTGTCTCAAAAACAGTTTATTGATGGTTCGAATCCATCCATACGCACTAAGCCAGTGTGAAGGCAATTGGCAGACCTAACGAACTTAAAATTCGTTGCATAAGAGTTCAACTCTCTTCACTGGCACATTTTGCCCGATTGATGGAATGCAGACAGCACTGTCTTAGAAACAGTGGCCGAAAGGCGTGGTAGTTCAAGTCTACCATCGGGCACATAAATTTCCTAGTGTGGCTGATATCGACAAGAGCAGACTCCCTATAAGGGTCAATATGAAGG